GCGGGCTGGGCGGCGGGCGCGGGCTGGGCGGCGGGCGCGGGCTGGGCGGCGGGCGCGGGCTGGGCGGCGGGCGCGGGCTGGGCGGCGGGCGCGGGCTGGGCGCTCAGGTGCGGGCGCAGCGCCAGCGGCGCCTTGCTGGGGTCCTGCCGGACCTGCCCCAGCCAGGCGTCCAGCTCGGGCCGCCCCTCGGCCGGCAGCCGGCCGTAGGCAAACTCCACGAGGTCGGCCAGCTCGGGATCGCCGAAGCCGTGTTTGGCCAGCGTGCGCACGCGGCCCACCTGCCCCTGCAGCTGCGTCACCTCGGCGCTGCGCTGGGTGGCCAGCTGGGTCTGCGCCGCGAGCTGGGCCTCGAGCTGCGCGACCTTCGCCTCGGCGGTCTGCATGCGGGTGTTGACCTGGTTGAACCGGTCCAGCGGAATCGTCGTGTCGTCAGGCATAGGTCCTCACATCTGGGTGGTGAGCGCGGCGCGCTCGAGTCGAATGCGAGCCAGCGCCACCTCGGCGGCGTGCCGGCTCACGCCGTGCAGCTCGGCGTAGGCGTCGGCCGGGCCCATCAGGCCACGGTCCAGCAGCGCGAGGACGTGCTCGCGCCTGCCCCTGATCTCGTCGGGCGACTGCGGCAGCTCGCGGTAGCGAACCTCCCAGCCGGTCTCCGGCAGCGCCGGCTGGCCGCCCGCCCTGTTCAGCAGGGCTGCGACCTTGCCGACGAGGCTTTCGTCGCTGGGTTTGAAGTGCGGCTTGAAGCGACGCTGGGCTTCGCGCTTGCCCTGACTCGTGAGGGAGATCGCCACGCCCGAGCGGCTCGCGTCGCTGACGCGCTGGACGTCGGACAGCGACACACCCACATCGGCAGCCAGGCGCTGAATCATCCCGCCGAGCACGGCGTCGAGCGCGGCTGCGTCGCCCCCAGCCTGCCACTGGCCGACCATGGGCTGCCCCTGGGTCTCGGTGTCGGGCGGCGTCTCGAGCTGCACCACCGTAGACGGGTCGGTGATGACGGAGCCCCGAGCGCTGTCGGCCGAGCCGTCGCCGTCCGCGCCCGCCACGCGCAGGTTGGCCACGTACCGCTGCGGCCAGCTGGCATCGCGGAAGACGTGCACGACGAAGGCGTAGAGCACCGCGAAGTCCAGCGTGCCCTCAGCCAGCTCGATCCAGCGGTAGGGATCCCACAGCCGGTCGCCGAGGCGGCTGGCGTGGTACAGCTCGTGGCGAATGAAGGGTGAGCCGTCCGCGCGCCGCCAGGGGTAGTCCGGGCGATAGCCGAGCGCCCGCTCGGTGATGTCCGGCCCGTCAAAGGCGGCCTCCTTTGCCTGTCGCACCGTGAATGAGGGTCGCGCCGGGTCGGTGCAGTCGTAGACGTCCCAGGCCCAGATCTGCCTCCTCTCGACGGTGCGCAGGCGGATCTCGGCCAACAGGGCCGGCTCCCACGGTCGGTCGGCCTGGGCCCAGGCGACGACCCGATCCGGGTAGCACTCACGGAACGCGAGCGCGCCCTCGTCGCTGACCTCTGGCACCAGCAGGTACTCCCGGCAGCCCAGCACGCTCTCCTGAAAGCGAGGCATCTGCGCCCACAGGTTGGTCGCCGCCAGCCGCGCCTGGAAGCCCGCGAGCGGAAGCTCGCCACGGGCGAGCAGGTCCGCGTGAATCACGGCACGACGCAGGGCCGCCTGGTCGGTGACCGCGCCCACCAGCCCGGCCTCGCGGTAGGCCTGCTCCAGCCGCGCGGTGTCCACGGCGGCGAGTTGGGCGTGGTAGACCTCCGGCGCCTCGTCGTAGAGCCGGCTCAGCTCCGAGCAGATGTTGCGCATCGGGTTCAGGACCAGCGAGGTCGGGCCCGTCGCGTCGTCGCGCGTCGTGCCCAGGTGCTCGCGGCGGCGCGTCCGGAAGTCCTCGGCCCAGGTGCCGTCGAGCAGCCTGCGGCGGCGGCGGCTCTCCCCCCACCTGAGCGTGTCCTCGCTGCTGGGCGGGTTGGGCGGCGTCAGGCTCACGTCCATCGCTGGAAACATCAGGGCACCTCGGAAGGCTATACGCCGCCGCTCATCCTCGATGAATGGCGGCCGGGCGAGTGGTGGCGAGAATGCGGCGAATCGCCCACGGGCGCGCCGCGTAGAACATCCCATCGATCGCGTCTTTGTAGATGCTGTCCTCCGCGCGATCCCACTTCTGGAGGCACTCGATGAGCCAGCCGCAGCTGGCGTCGATGTAGAAGCCGCCCGGCTCGATCATGCGCTCGTGAAACCACTTGAGGCTGGCGTAGACCGCACCCTGCCCGGCGCCCGGTCCGCGCTTCGCGCTGCGAATGGTCGGCTTGAGCACCTTGCGGCTGCCGGCCGCCTTCGCGATGGCGTCCAACATCAGCTTGTTGGACTTGATCGTGAGCTTGCCTTTGGCGTCCGTGTAGCGCTTGTCGCCGTGGGCGAACGCCAGGGCCTCCCAGCCCAGGCCGTGACGGGTCAGCAGCTCGAGCACGCCGGCGGCGTCCATGGCAGTCGTCGTCGCGACCTGCGGCACGTACTCGCCCAGCACGAACACCCGCTGGCGCTCGCCCTCCTCGACGGCGATCAGGATGCCGGCGGTGCGCAGCCGGTCTTCGCCGTAATCCAGGCCGATGGCGAGCTTGAGCGGCTTGCCCTGCGTGACGAGCTGCGGCAGTCGTCGCGCGAGGCCCTCGACGACGTGGCCACCGTCCCGGCGCGGATTGAAGCGCTCGAACGCGGCGCCCTGCGGGCGGAAGTTCCACTCGCCGTCGCAGACGACCGGCTCTTCCCAGGTCAGCGCCTTCGCGCGCTCGGCCTTGCACCAGGCCGCGTCCATCGGCGTGCCATCGTCGAGCGTGAGGGGCTCGGTCTCGCCGACCGGGACAAAATTCTCTGGCGTCATTCGAAAGTGCAGATCCTCGATCTGCCCTCGATCGGCCAGCTCTTTCAGGTAGTCGGTTGGCGCGTTGATGGGCGTCATGCTCATGACGATGTGTCCGCCGGTGCGCATGACTCGCTTCTGGAGCTCGGCGAACACGCGCGCCGAACTGGGCGGCTCGTCGATGACGATGAGATGCACCGTGCCGCCGGCGAGCGACAGGCCGCCCTGGCGGCTGGTCTTGATGAACAGCACCGACCCGTTGCGGAACTTCAGCGCTGGGATCCGCCCCCTGAAGCCCTTGACCTCGTCGAACACCACATCTGGCGCAACCTGGTCCTTCGGCACCAGCCTCCAGCGCTTCGTCTGGATCTCGAGGGACTGGGCCCACGAGGTGGTGATGAGAAAGGCTCGGATCGGCCCGCGGCGCACCGTCTTGAACGGGTGCTGGCCCAGGCACCGCCAGATGGCGTCCGCCAGAGACGCCCAGGTCTTGCCGAACTGGTTGCCGGTTCGGAGCAGGACGATCCGCGCCTCGGACTCAAGCAGCGCACGCTGGGGCGGCGTCCAGCGCACGTGCGCGAGCGCCTCGTCGGCGACGCGCTCCTCCAGCCGCTCGGCGAGCGCCAGGGCCTCGGCCAGATCATCGCGCGGCGCGGCGCCCATCAGCTCTTCAGCCCCGCGAGCACCTGAGCTCGCAGCTGCGGCGGCAGCCGGTTGATGGTCGCGATGAGCCGCGCCACGATGTCGCCCGAACCCTGGGCTGCGGCCGCCTGCCGCTGGCGTTCGGCCTCGGCCGCGGCGCGGCGATCCTCCAGCTCGCTGGCGCGCTTGTCGTAGCCGGCGGCGGCCACGAACGAGCCCGCGATGCTCGCCGCCTGCGCGAGCAGCCGCAGGCGCTTGACCTCGTCCTTCGTGCCGGCGGCCACCACCGTGGCCTCACGCTCTGCGATCCGCTCACGAAGCTTGCTTGCGGCCTCTCGCGCCTTCACGGCGGCGCCGAGGTCGCCCGACGTCAGCGCCTCTGTGGCAATCGCCTCCAGTGATCTTAGATCCTGGTTCATTGACTCAACAACAGGATCTCGGATGTTGCGCGAACCCGTTTTTTTTACTGCGGGAGGAGCGAAACTCGACAAAGAACCAG